ACTTCTACTGGTGTATCTACCGGCGTGAGTATCCGCAGGCGCATTACCCGATCGCGGAGGCGTTGATCGAGTCGGTCAAAACGAAGCGGGGCAAGATGGTGCAGGCGTGGCGCGGTTTCGGCAAGTCCACCGACCTGCTGCTGTTCGTCGTCTGGATGGTGGGGATCAATTCCCTTGGCAGTACGGGGTTCGTGAGGATCAACGACCCGAAGGCGCAGTTGACCGGCGATGTGATCGCCGAGATCATCGAGAAGCACACCGGCTGGAAGGCGTCGTTTCCGAACGTGATCCCGGACAAGAAGGCGGGCTGGTCCTCCGAGAAGGGGTACAACGTCATCGACACAAATGTGACGGGTACGCCGGACGCGCCCAGCTACGAAGCCGGCTATGCCAAATGGCGGCAGATGTGCCTGGCGGACCATCCCACGGAGAGCTCGATCATGTGCGCCGGCGTGGAAAGCGGTCTGATCATCGGCTGGCACCCGACGAATGGGATGTACTTCGACGACCTCCACGATGACCGCAACACGCGCTCCATGGCTGAGATGCAGAAGGTCGTGAGCATCCTGGAAGGGAATATTATCCCGACCTGGTTCACGCCGCAGGGGCATCCGATCATGGCGTGTGTGTGTACGCCGTGGGATTCGGCGCGCGACGCGTACCACGCGCTGCTGCAGACGGGGCTGTTCGACCTGATCCAGATCCCGATCTTCGTGGAGAGTCCGGATGGGGAGACGGTGCCGGACACGGTGGTCTACGAGGAGCAGGTCATTGCGACCGGCGGCTGGGCGGGCAGGAAGATTAAACTGACCTGGCCGGAAGCCTACCCGATGGCGCGCGTGTTCCAGATCTGCAAAGCCTCTCTCAGCAGGTTCTACCAGATGTACCTGCTGGATGACACAACGGCGCGCGAGGTCAGTTACGCCTATCGCAGTTTTCCGACCGCCGAGATCAAATGGGGCGAGTGGCCCATCACGACCGGCGTGGACCCGACCGCTTCCGTGACCGGCGTCAGCAAGGGCAAGGGCAAGTCGCACTACGCCTTCGGGAACGTCTACGAGACGCCGTACAACAACCTGGTGATCGGCGGGGGCTATGTCCGCAAGGTCGCCTCCGACATCGGCGAGCAGGCGCTGGCGAGCTTCGCCCGCACTCACCGCAACCTGCGCGCCGTCTCCATCGAGAGCAACTCAGCCGGGGCAGCCGGCACCGCCAAGAAAGCGATCGACGCGACCGCGATCGGGTTCGTGACCCGCAACGTGGGACTGGCCGTCCACTTCCATGGCGTGAGCGAGATCGGCTCGGGGTCGAAGATCGCCCGGCAGTTCAAGTTCCTGGAGCCGCTGTTCTCCAACGGCATCCTGCTCCTGGCGGAGGGTCCGACCGGCGACAGCGATTCAGACGAGTTCCTGCGGTTGGCCAAGAGCGCCCTGGACCGCTACCCGAATTTCGGCGACGACGAGCCGGAGGCGGATGTGCTGGACGCGGTCTGCATCGCCGTCCTGGATATCCCGCGCGTCTGGTCGCGGGTGCATACAAATGTGAGCAGCGGCGTGGTGCAGACGGGCCGGCAGGAGACGCCGTTGTCGCCGATCAAAGCACTTGGGTCTTATACTTATTTTGGAGGGTAGATGACAAAAAAATCCCCTGACTATATCTACGAATACGAACAGGACCTGATCGACAAGGACAGTGACCGGGATACCCTGTTCGACTACATCGACAAGATGGCAAGGGTGGACTGGGACTTCTCCGCCGAGTTCAAGAAGGCGCGCCCGGACATCCGCACCATCCGGGATAGCACCCCGGCGGACGCGGTCGAGAATGCTTCCATCGCTCTCTCCAACACCCGCCCGGTCTGGACCGTGCCGCCCTACGGCACGAACCTGGACGAGTACGAGCGCGCCAACAAGATCGAATACCTGCTCGACTGCAACTTCGAGAAATCGAATGCGCGCGGCACCGGCACTGTGCTCTTCGACAAAGCCCGCTCGAGCATTTTGTACAACATGATCGCGACGCGCACGGACGACCTGGCTTCGATCCTGCCGAAGAACCGCAAACTGTGGACGCCCTACCAGCGCGACGCCTGGGCCGGCGGGCGCTTCATCCACCGGGTCTACAAGCCCAAGGGGATCCATGTTGAAATTTCGGACATGGGGATGGTCGCGCTCCTGCAAGTGGAGATCCTGCGCGCCTGGGATGTGTACAAATACTGGGAGCTGTACGAGGACGACACCGACGATGGAAAGCGGGTGGCGGAGGCGCGCCGCAAGATGAAGACCTACATGGACGCGCAGCAGGGTGCGGGCGTCAACACACGCAGCCTGTGGTTCTGCCAGTATTACTATGAAGACCACAACCAGGTCCTGCGGCACGGGCACTTCGCGCCGGACAAGACCGACATTGACACCAACGCCGCGACGGCCTTCATGACCAAAAGGGGCGTGAGCGGCTACGAGGACGACATTATCTTCGCCGACAGCGAGAACGAGAAGGGCTTCATCGGCTGGAGCGTGCGCACGGGCGGCTCGCGGATCGAGGATAACCCCAAGTACCAGCTCAACCCCATGCTGGCGCAGCTGTATTACTCCAACATCTGGGAGACGATGAACATCATCCAGTCCATCGTGCTCTCGAAGCCCATCTCGGAACTGGAGCGGGCGGTGGAACTCCAGACGAGCCTGGACGGGCAGACACTGCCAGAGAAGGATGGGGTAATCGTGGGGCGCCCGAGCGAGAGCGTGCAGCGCCTGACCTTCCCGCAGATGGACCCGAACACCTTCGGGATCGTCGACCGCCTGATCGCCTCCATCGTGCGGACGACCGGCGCGACCGCGCTGGGGGATATCAACGCCGCCAAGGGTTCGGCGTTCGCTTCCCTCAACGCCATCATCCAGATCGTCATGGGGCGGCTGGACGTCCAGCGCCGCGACATCGGACTCTCCTGCGCCGACGACGCCAAGATCAACATGAAGTGGGTCGAGCACAACCGCGTCCCGCTCCTGGCGTACCGTCAGACCGGCGCGAACATCGGCGGGCGGCAGATGCTGCCGGGCCAGCAGATGGTGATCACCGACGCTGACTTCGATGCCTACGACTTCGAAGCCTTCTGCGAGATCCGCCCGAAGACCCCGACCGACTTCCAGCAGCAGGTCCTGACCGCTATCCAGCTGCATGACAAGTCCCCCCTGCCCTGGAAGGAACTGCTCCAGCACCTGGGGTACAAGAATGTGGACCTCCTGAAACAGCAAAGGATTTTGGAGGACTTCACCGACGCCGATGTGCAGGCTGCCCTCGCCAGCATAATGCGCCAGGCGGAGATGCGCGACCAGCTGCAGATGCAGCAGGGCATGAATGAAACGCAGCCGCCCGAGACCGCCGAACCCGCGACCAGAATGCCTGCTCCCGGCGGAGGCTTGTCCGAGACCGCCTTCGGACCTCTGGGCGACCAGGGAATGCAGGGCTTCAACCCGCCCGGCGGCGGGATGTCGAGCACCAATATGATGCCCGGCCTCACACGTGAAGCCGTGAGCGGCCTGGACCGCAGCAGCAGGAATATCGGAGGCTAAATGTTCCCACCCAATACTTCCCCCAAAAACCCGGTCTCCGGGGTCGTGGACTGGCTCAAGAACCTCCTGAACCCGCAGCCCTATGATCCCTATGCGCAATCTGTGCAGCCGGCCCTGCCCGCCTCCTACCAGGTCAAGGCCGGGGATACCTTCAAGACCATCGCCAAGCAGAACGGCCTCGCAGAGACCCAGCTGCAAAAAAACAATAACATGCTGATCGTCCCGCCCAAGGGCAGTTATATCAGCCTGAACCCGCAGACGGAGCCGACCAGCTACAACACTGCCATGCGCGGGCGCGGCTACCAGGTGGGCGCCAACCCGTCCTCCACTGCCCTGCCGTTCGCGGCTCCCTACCCGCAGACGGCGCCCACAGGCGAGGGGCGCGGCGACCCGGCGATGCAAAATCTGCGTAACCAGGCGAAAGCCATCCAGACCGCTCCGGTCCCGCCCGATACCATCCCGGGCGTGGTCATGCCGCTGCTGACGATCAATGGGGTGCCGGCCACGCCGGAACTGATGGTCGCCAACGGCTACGTGTACAACCAGGCGACGGCGATGTGGGTCAAGAAGGGCTCCTCCGCTGCCGCGAACGTGCATCAAACCGGCAACAACTGGGAGACCAACCCGAGCCTTCATACTTTCATCTGGCGGCGCAACGCCAAGAACAGGCAGAGCCGCTTTACCACGAACCTGAAATGGGCGCGCGCCCAGTGGAAGCGGGAGAGGCAGCGCCGTTACGGGGAGCGCGCCTCGGGCACCAACCTAGTGCGGCAGGCCGCGCCGGCCGAGCCGACCGTCGCCGGCACGACCCCACAGACGGTGCTCGACCTGCACCTGGGGAGCGGCTAAATGCCCAACCCCTTCGCCGTGAAGGTCTCCCCCACACAGACGCCGCCGGAAGGCAACCCGTTCAGCGCGCAAAAGCCGCAGAAACCAAAGAAACAGACGGAGCAGGCCGCGCCGCTCGCGCTCCCGCAGCAGCCTATGGAGTTGCCCCCGGGCGCCGTGGGTCGTGACCCGACCAGCGGGCAGCCGATCTTTGACAACTCCATCGCCGGCATCCTGAAGAAATGGCACTGGAATTTCACCAAGGACGTCCAGGAGGTGGACGAGAGCGAGTGGGACGACCTCAAGGCGAGGTGGAAGCAGAGCGTGGAGGCGGAGGGGCTCGGCGGCACCTACCTGAACGCAACCCTCGCGCCGTTGAAGGCGATCACCGGCAACGTCACCGGGTTTTCCGACAAAGACCTCGAGCAACTCTCCACGGCCGGCGAGGCGGTCTCCAAAGGCTACCAGGACATCACCGCCTCCAACCAGGGCTCGATCTTCGCGCCGATCCTGAAAGGGGTCGGGGCGACGGTCACGACTCTTGGCGACCTCTTCTCGCTCGGGGGGCAGAAGACGGAGCAGGCGGGGGGAGCGTACCTGGGCTTCCGGGAAGCCGCCAGCGAGCTGGACAGCCTCCTGCCGCGCCTGCGGGGCGACGAGTTCGGGCTTGCCCTGCAGGCTATGCCGCCCCTGTCGATCGCCTACGACGCGGCGCGCATCGCTCTCTCCCCCTCGGACAACAAATGGGAGTATGCCGCCCAGAAGATCGAGGAGGGCTGGCAGAGCGGGCGGATCCTGTACAGCCAGGTGCTCGACCCCATGCTGAAGGAGGAGTTCCTGCGGCGCTACCGGAGCGGCGAAGACCCGGCCCTGCTGGCGCATGAACTGCAAAACCCCATGGCGGAACTGGTGGGGCAACTCGTGCTCGACCCCCTGAACCTGGTGGGCGCGTTCGGAAAAGCCACCAAGACTGCGAAGCAACTGGACGCGGCGCGCGACTCCCTGACCGCCTCCAACATCCTCAAGACCGAGGCGGGACTGGAGGCGTGGCGGGTGGTCCAGGCTGCGGAGGACGAGGGGACCGCCATCCGGGCGCTGGATGCCCTGACGAATGCAAGGCTGGAGGCGAACGCCGCCGCGCTCGGAAAAAGCAAACTGCTGGGCGTGCGCTACGGGATCACCGACCTGACCACCACCTCCCGCATCAACGGGGCGATCACCAAGGGCAAGACCCTGCTGGGGAACATGGCGCTGGCGTTGAAAGAGTCCGGCATGTCCTACGACGCGATCGGCGAGGCGGTGCTCCACGGTGCCAAGTCGGTCTCGGAGAGCGCCGACGTGGTGCGGGAAGGACTGGCGGGTCTCAGCCATTTACCAAACGCCAATATCTGGCTCTCGGACGATTATGTCGATGCCTTCACCCTGGTGCGCCGGCTGCTGGAAGGTGAGAGCGGGGTCCTGGACGGCTCGCGCCTGGCGAAACTCATGCGGGTCTCCGATCCGGCTGAATTCGCAGAGCAGGCAACAAAGCTCATGGCGGCCGCGGCGGCCTCCAATTTCCCGGACGTCTCGGAACTGGGGAAGGCGGCGAAGCTGGCGGCGGAGGCGGATCGGACCGGCGCGCAGGTCGGGAAGCGCACGCGCGAGCTGGCGCGGGTTTTCGAGAAACTCCCCAACCATGTCAAGTATTTGAATAAGATCGACAGCGCGTTGTCGAAGGTCAAGAACCCGATCAACAAGGTGCTCTCGCCCCTGTACTTCAACCTGCAGGGCGGCGTGGCGGTCAAGAACGTGGTCTCCAACAACGAGTTGATCCTGCTGGACATGGGTCCCTCGGCCTGGTTGAAGGATGGGAAATACTGGTCGAAAGCCAGCAAGGTCGATTTCCTGAAGGACGCCTTCGGAGACCTGCCGGAATCGGCGCACGGCTTCAAGTCGCTGGTCGGCGCCATGACCGACCGCCCCGCCTGGGGCTTCGGCAAGCTGATGGAGAAGGGCGAGGAGTCCGGCGCGGTCACGGTAGTCGCCGCCTCCGTACGCGACACCTTCAAGAAGATGATCCCGGCCGCCCTGCCGGACCTCTCCAAAGAGATCGAGGCGGGCGTTCTGACCCAGCAGCAGGTGGATAAGTACGCCGCCCTGCTCCTGAAGAACAACGGGGACGTCAAGCGGACAGAAAAAGCCTGGCGTGAGTTCTACAAGACCGGCGCGGTGGAAGCCTGGCGCAACCTGAATTACGTCTCCGATTTCGAACGCGACGGGCTGGAAGGGCTCGGGTACTGGGACGAGATCGAGGACCTGGCAGCGCGGGGCACGAACTCCACCGATGAAGTGGAGCAGGTCTTCGAGAAGCTCAATAAAAGCATCGACAGCCGCAGTGAACTGGCGACGCGCGACGTCATCGGCTTGAGCCTCGACCACCCTGCCGCCGAGACCTGGGGCGACCTGATGAAAGCGGTGGAAGAGGGCCACCTCGACCCCGGGCAGCAACAGGTCTTCACGGCGATCATGGAAGGCGCCGAGCAGGCGCGCCTGGAGTACCAGACCCTGCTCGACGATGTGGCACTGAAAGCCATGAACGCCTTGGGTCAGGAGGGCAAGACGGTCGAGGCGCAGCGCGTCGGGCAGGAGATGAACCGGGTCCGAGAAGTCCTGCGCAAGGCCGCCCCCGCGACCGCCCGAGAGACGCGTACGATCACCGCCGACGCCTGGCGCTGGAACGATGCGATCAAAGCCGAGAAGAACCCGACCCCCGAGTTTTTGAAGTCCACATGGAGCAGGGCGGGTCTGATGGGCGAGCCGCCGCTGGATCTGAACAAGCAATCTCTGCTCAAGGAACTCTGGGGGCAGCGCTTCGCCAAAGTGACCGAGACCTGGAACGCCTCCTTCGACGCGATCGTGGGCGAGAGCGAGACGGTTCTGAAGCAGATGGGCAGCGTGGTGGACGCCACCGAACTGAAGTCCATGGCCGTCCGCACCCGGCACCTCACCCAGCAGGCGCAGGCGCTGCGCTCCGGTGTATTCGAAAAGGGTTTGATCCGGATCCGCCCGGGCGCGGACGTCGCGTACACAGCGAAGCAGTACGGGGTCAAGCCGGAAGAGATTCTACAGGCGATCAACAACAAACTGCCGGCGGGGGCGCAAGCCTTCGCCAAGATCGAGGACGTGCCGACGAACGAAGTCATGAACGTGCTCGAGCAGCTGCGGCAGGAGAAGGGTCTGCCGCCCGCCGCCGGGATCGCCGTCCCGCCTCCCCACCCTCTGGGCTCACAGCCGTCCCTGCCGCGCGCCTGGAACGAGAGCGCACGGGGCGCGAAGTACACCCTGGACCGGATCAAGAACAATATCCTCGAACTGTGGGGGCAGACCGACGAGGCGATGACCGCCTCCCCGGAGCTGGAGCGCGCCCTCGCCCGTATCCAGACCGAGGTCACACCAAAGATGGCAGAGATGAAAGCCATCGCCCTGCGCATCGCCGAGGAGAACAGGAATTTCACCCTCCTGAACTACGGCGCGAAGACCTACGGCGACGTGGCGCTCTCCTATGTCATGCCCTACCACTTTTACTATACCCACTCCTACCCGAACTGGATTTCCCGTGTCGCCACTCACCCCGAGATCCTGGCGGGCTACGGGAAGTACAAGAGGGCGCTGGAGGAGATCAACAAGGATGTGCCGGCCTGGTATAAGCAGCAGATCGACGTGACCAAACTCCTGGGCATCCAGACCGACCACCCGTTCTTCCTCAACCTGGAGGCGACCTTCAACCCGCTCTACGGATTGACCGGCACAGACTTCTATGACCCCGCCAAGCGCACGAACGCCGTGACCGCCTCGATCGACGACATGGGGAAGTTCGGTCCCTCCATGTGGGCGCCGATCCAGATGGCGATCGCCGCCAAGCTCTTCATGGATGGCGAGGCTGACGCCGCCTCACGCTGGGGCAGCCGACTGATCCCCGAGACCGCCCAGGTCAAAGCCGTGACCTCGCTCTTCGGGAAGCCGGTGGAACTCGATCCAGCAGTGAACTTTTTCTCCGGTGGGATCGACTCCACCGAGCGCGGGCGGATGGGCTACGCCGCCGCGCAACTGATCCGGGAAGGGCGGTACACCGCCGAGGAGCTCCAGGAGCAGTTCCAGGCGCAGGAGGGGCCGGCGTGGGACGAGGCTTACCGGCTCGCCATCCAGTCGCGGGCAGCCTCCTCCATCTCCTCCTACTTCCTGGGGGTGGGTTTCAAGCCGCGCTCGACCAACGACGTGACGATAGAACAGATGTACACCGACCTGAATGAACTCTGGGCGATGTCCGACACCCTGACGAGCGAGCAATTCAAGGAGCAGTACGAACAGATCCGCTCCAGCTACCCGCCGGGGATGATGGACACGGTGCTGCTGGCAAAGAAGGGCGGCGACAAGCGCGACGCTGCTTATACCTACAGCGTCCTGGGGAGGCTGCCGCCCGGCGAGATGGGCGACGTGTTCAAAGCTATTGGGTCCTCGAATGACGACATCTCGAAGTTCTACGCGTCTAAGGGATTTACCGACCCGAAAGTAAAGTTCACAAAGGGTGAAAAAGAGGACTTTATGAGGGCGGTTGTAAATATTGCCACGATGCTGGCGATCCCGGAGGATGCCACGCGCCAGGAGTGGGACGATGCCCGCAGTGGCTATAAGGACGCAATGGAGGATGTATCCAACCGGCTCGGGATGCCCTATGAGAAGGATGCGCGCGGCAAGGTGCTCAAGAGCGGCGTGTGGGACATGGTCTCGCACTACTATGATCTCAGGGACGACGACAAGGATGCCGCCGACCAGTTCAAAGCGCAGCACCCGGAGGTGCAGGCGGCCCTGCAGATGAAAGGTGAAGCGATCGCCTCCTCCCCTCTGCTGTCTGCCTACTACGGCGGGATCGACAATCTCGAAGCCTACCTGTCCGGCGCGGTGCGCCAGGAACTGGAGACCAGGTACGGGCGGGATATCTACGCCATCCAGACCGCCTACTATGACGCCACCAACCAGAGGGGCTACCTGAGCCAGCACCCGGAGCTCAGGCGCTTCTGGACCGACAAAGCCAAACTGGACAAGGAAAACGAAAAGGCGTTCATGGAATTCGGCTCGAAGCTCACCAACCCGAAGGGCGCGCAGTTCCGGGAAGGTTTCGTCCCGCAGTCCGGCGTGCAGGAGACGATGTTCGAGGAACTCCGCCCCCAGGAGACCATCCCGCCCTGGAGCAGTGTCTCGCAGGGGATGCCGCAGTGGCTCCAGCAGGAGATCGCCAGCTATGCCTACGACGGCAGGAAGATTTCCACGCGGGCGCAGAAGGAACTGGATTACCTCGCCAAGGGAGCGGGCTATTACGACTACAAGGACATGCTCCGGACCGCCAGCCTGTCCCTGCGGTATGGCGCGCAGCAACCCCAGGCAGCCGCCAACCCCTTTGCAAATACCGGGCAGCCGTAGTAGAATGGCGACATGGACGAAATCCTGAAAGCCTACGGAGCGAGAAAATACTCCGACGAAGTTATGGAGATCATAGACTTCGACCCAAAACTCGGCTTCAATCCATTTTTTTGGATTTCAAGATGAGAGATGGGAAAAATGAAATCTGCATTGCCTGCCTATAATCGCTACCGGGAAGCCTTGCGGAAGATCGAATCCGAGCAGATGTTGATAGGGCAGGCATTTGGATTATAAAGTGTAATTTCTGGGCGACATCGCGGACGCTCTGCGTCGTGGACTAAGCCCAGCCAAGTGAATAACAGCCGAACCGTCACCCGGTCCGGCTGTTTGCATTTTACCAATCGAATATGAAAGGAAATAACAACATGGCTACTCCCCTCGATGGAAACCCGACCGCAGGAGAGCCGGCGCAGCCAACGCCTGCTACTTCACAGGAACCGGGCCAACTTTCAAAGGAGGACGTTTTAGCTCTGGTGCAGCGCCTCGACGCAGCCGAAAAGCAACTCAAAGGCCTCCAAAAGGGCACCGATAAGCAGATCGGTCAGGTCCGAGACGACGTAAAGCGCATTTTGGAACTGAACGCAAAAGGCCTTGATGAAGGCGCGATCCATCGCGAACTTTTGATAGACCGAGTGCTGGCAGACCAGAGCGCGCCGATCGCTCCGGCTGATGGCAAACAGCTGCCGAGCGAACCGAGCTTCGATGTCGAAACCGTTGTCAAAGCAATGGACTTTCCTGAGAATGATGTCGCGGTCGCGGCTCTAAAAAAGGCATACGAGGGTAAACCCTCGCAGCTGATCGCGGAGCTGGCGAAGCTGAAGGTCACTCAGGCAAGCACCAAACCCGCCGGCCCTGCCGGGGCCCTACCGCCCTCAGGCGGACTGAGTGCCGGCGGAGAGAAGAGCGTCGAAGCGCTCACAACCGAATATCAAACAAAAATGCTGGCCGCGCCGAGAGGAAGGGCAGGAGACGCTCAGAGAACTGCGCTCAAAGAGGAGTACAGGAAAAAGGGCGTCAACATCGATGCAGTAACTTTTGCCTAAACTCTTTAGCGGCCGCTAAGGAGTAGAAAAAATGGCTAGCCAAATCGGGCAGCTCAATTCCTATCAGGACACCGTTCCTGATAAGCGTATGGTGACAGACCGCATTCTGCGGATCGAACCAAACGACATCAAAACGTACAGCTACCTCGGGACGGACATGGGTAAGTTCCAGTTCCAGAACCGGGGCAACAAGCAATATGACTGGCTGGAAGCAACCTACAACGACCGCACCGACACGCTTGCATCCGGCCTCGCGTCAGATTCCACCACGACCACCATGGTCGTGACGGATGCGGATCTGTGGCAGGTGGGCGACGTCTGGGAGTGCCAAGGCGAGGGTCTGCTGGTGACGGGCAAGTCCACCACGACCATGACCATCGTCCGCAATATTTACGGCTCGCAGGCGACCCACGCCAACAGCTTGACCCTGACGCGGACCTCACGCGCCCGCATCGACGGCGCCTCTGCCGACGACAGCCCGCGCAACGAGGTTTCGTCACAAAGCAACTATACCCAGATCCTGCAAAGGACGGTGGAGGTCGCCCGCACCAAAGGCAAGATCCTGGAGTACGGCATCTCGAACTGGGAGGACTACTGGATCGACCAGTATATGGACGAGCTGATGCAGGATCTCTGCAAGCTGCCGTACATCATGGAGTCGGCGGTCGGTTCGGCGTCGGAAGGCCGGCGCTGCGGCGGGTTCCCCTCGTTCATCAGCGGGAATGTGACGTATGCAACCAACACCAGCGCAACGGGCGGGACAGCCCTGGCGCTGACCGAGGATCATATCCACGACACACTGCAAAATATCTTCGACGATGGCGGCGATCCGGGACTGTTCCTGACACGAGCGTTCGCGCAGCGGAAGATCAACAAGTTCTACGAGGACTATGTCTCCACGGAGCGCTCCGAGCAGCTGGGCGGCGTGCTCATCAAGAAACTACAAAACCCGATCACAGGGAAGATCATCGACGTGGTTGTGGACCGCCTCTGCCCCTCCGGGCAGCTGTGGATGCTCTCGCTGGAGAATATCGCTTACTATCCGTTCGATTCGTTCTTCTATGAGCGGCTGGCAAAGACCAAGGACACGGATGCGTTCGGGCAGGTGGTGGGGGAGTACGGCCTGGTGATCGCCTACAACAACTCGCACGGCGCCGTCCTGGAGTTCAGCGAAAGCGCCTAAAGGAGTAACCCATGAGCGACATACACTCCCATAATTTCGCAGACCTCAGCGATGAAGTCCTGGCTGTAAAGTTCCCGGGCGCAACGATTGTGCGCGTCGACCAGATGAAAGGCAGCGATGCCCATACCGGAGGGAAAAGCTGGAAGAAGCCCTATTACACCCTCCAGGCAGCGCTCAATTTTGCCCGCTACGAACTTGGGACGACCTCCCTCAGCTACACCGACAAGAACCGCAACTTTGTGGTCCTGGTGAAGCCGGGTCACTACAACGAGGGTGAGATCCTGTTCTCCGGCTATAACATCCGCCTCATCGGATGCGGCCCGCTGGTCCCCGGTAAGGACTATGGTGTGTCCATCAACTACGACGGCGCGGCAGACGCTACCGCCGCGATTGCCTTCTCCGGTTCGGGTATCTCCCTCGAGAACCTGCACATCTACTGCGACTTCGCGGCTCCCGCCATCTACTGCGCGGGTGGGGATAACAACGCGATCAAGAACTGCGTGATCGAGTGCGATGGAACCCTCGCCACCTATGGCATCCACATGGCAAGCATGAAAGGCAGCCGCATCGAAGGGAATGTCATCCAGGGCGCCAAGACAGCCGGGATCTGGGTGGATGGCGGAGCCGATCATTACTTTATCAACGGCTGGATCGAGAACAACACCATCCACTCCAACGTTGAAAACACGACCGGCATCCTGGTGGACGTGGATAACACCTGCTACAACTCGTGGATCCGGCGCAACTGGATCTCTCTAACCAACGGCTCGAGCTGCAAAGGCATCGACATCAACACCACAGCGGGCGGACCCCTCGCGGCCGACAACTATGTTTCCGTCCCGTCATCTGCAACTCCCATCGAACATGCGGGTGGAGAGCAGTTCTGGCTCGGCAACCATACCGCAGCCGGGACAACCAACGCCGATCCTGCACCGGCGGCTGGTGCGTAACAAAAAAAGGGAGGCGAAAGCCTCCCTTTACACCTGCGGGTAGAAAGGCGATCAGTGGCTAAAGGCTTCAAGTCATTCCAGAAGATCGTAAGCCAGGCCCTCCAGAGAGGCGCGCCCAGGGAGCAGTTCATCGACGGCGCGAAGCGCGCCATCCGAATCCGGACCATCCCCGTGTGCTGGGGCGTCCCGTTCGACGAGATCGGCTATTCGAAATTCACCATCTGGTTTGTGAAGCACGCCAACTTCATGCCCTGGGACAGCTGGGCGACCACCGAAGGGACGTATGTCGGGCAGGCCCGGAACGAGATCCATGGCCGCTTCGTGAAGAAGAGCACCGGCGTCCCGTATTTGATGATGCTCGACTCTGATATTGTATTTCCCCCGAACCTGGTCGAGATCCTTATGGCGCACAAACTCCCGATCGTGGGAGGCTGGTACAAGAACAAGAAGGTGATCAACCCGGAAGCCGAAAGCCCGGAGACGGTCTATCACCCGGCGGTGTACGATTTCATCGAGGACACCCCGGACGGGGTGAGCCACTGGAGGCACCGGGATGTCCCCGGCGAGGGGTTGGAAAAGGTGGACGGCATGGGCGCGGGTTGCTGGCTGATGACGAGAGAAGTGGCGGAGGCCCTGGGTCCGGAACCCTACGAGTCATTCGGCGGCGGCGAGGATATGAAGCTGTGCCGGAAGCTGATGAAACTTGGAATCCCCCTGCATGTGGACTGGTCGCTGAACCTCGCCCATGTGGGAGTGTTCCATGTTTAGGATAGTCCCCGCTCCCAATGGGTTCCTTTGCCCCGACGATCCAGGCGAACCCGGCCGGGATAAACCGCGCTGGTCCGTGAACGCAGTGGAAGCGCGGATCGTCTCCGAACTGTGCCGGGGTTTGCGGGTGCTGGAGATCGGGACCGGACTAGGAGTGGCCACGAGAGAAATTGCCCGCCGCGCCAGGATGGTCTATACGGTGGATGTCGACCCGTGGGTGCAAAAGACTGTCGCCCCCACTCTGCCTCCCAACGTGATCTTTTTCGACGACATCCAAAAAGTAGAAGTCGGGGATCTGGACGCGGCTTTCATCGACGGATTGCATACCCTCGAACAATGCAGCCAGGATATCCGGGACGCGCGCGGGATCGTCAAAGAGGATGGCTTATTTATTTTTCACGACGCGAACATGAAGAGCGTCTTTACGGCAGTCCATGAAAGCAACTTGGAATCTGTGTACATAAAAACCAGCGCGGGTATGGCGCTGGCGTGGAACGGAGGTTGAAATGTCAGACATGACCCTGATGCCGATCGCGCGAACTGTCGTGATCGAGATGGAAAGGATCTCAGCCATTCAGGAGTTGTTGACGGGGATTTATATGGTCCTGGTGGACGGGCAGTGGATCACATTCACGCCGGAAGAAGCCGCCCTGGTGAAGCCGGTGATCGAAACCTATTTCGGAGAATGGCAGTAAGGAGCGAAAATGACCCAAAGACATTTCGAACTCGGTCCCGTTGACTTGTATACTTCCGCGGGGGCGGACGCCGACGGGATGTTCGTCCCCTGCGAGGGGCTGGCGACGGTCTGCGTCCAGCTTTCAGGGACCCTGACGAGTGTGATTGTGTACTTCGAGGGGACCGTGGACGGGACGAACTGGATCGGGGTCCTGGGCTGGAACCGCACCACCGGCGTCAAAGCCCTGACCGCAACCGCCGTCGGTTTGTATGTAATCAATGTGGCTGGACTGCACCGGTTCCGTGCCCGGCTGGATTGGACGACCGGGTCGGTGACGGCTACCGCGAAGGGCACATCTGTCCCATCCACAGCCCTGGTCACTGCTTCGTAGGGATAAGCGATGGAAGGCGAGAACACATCCCAGGATCCGGACTACTACGGACCCACCTTTCACGAAAAGAAGTACCACCAGAACTCGTTCCATCAGCGCGTCAAGATTAGACTGGTCAGGCACAGGAACGGAGACCGGAAGAGAATGAACGGCACGCTGTATTTCTGGTGGAATGAGGTCTGGTATCCAAAACAGGAATACGAGGCTTTACGGCGCGCCGCGGCGCGGATCGCCAACTCGAAGCCGAAGCGGAAGAGGCGTAAATGAACTTTGGAAAGTTGCTCGAAGAAGTCTATCTCAACTGCGGATTGCTGGCGCTGCGCCGCGCCGCGACCGGCGGCTCCGCCACGACGGTGGTGGACACCGGCATCATCAACAGGAAGGGCGACGGCTACTATGCCCAGGGCAATAACGGCGGGCATGTCCTGTTCGTCTCCCAGTCCACAGACCGCGCCGCGCCCGAAGCAGAGTTCGGAGTCGTCTCATCTTTTACACTCTCCGCCTCCACCCCGACCTTCACGATCCCCACCGTGAGCGCGGCGGTCGCGGCGGGAGACATCTACTCCGTGATGAAGCCGACCATCCCGCTCTACGAGATGATCGCGCGGGTCAACGAGGGGATGCGCCGGCTGCCCCCTGTGCAGCTCTCCGATGTGTCCCTGACCGGCGCCGCCAACACCCTGGAATACAGCCTGCCGGTGGCGACCAAGGGCTACGAGATCCAGGAAGTACGGATCGGTAACGCCACAGACGGCTACCAGAAGAAGACGGATTACCGCATCCGCCCGGCGGCGGCCGGCAGCGTCGAGAAACTGGTCTTCCTTACCCAGCCGGACGACGACACCATTGAGGTCACGTATCTCGGAAAGCAGACCGCCCTCTCGCTCTACTCCGACTCGATCTCGGAGAAGTACCCGGAGGAACTGGTGATCGCCGTGTGCTCGCAGGCCGCCTGGGAGATGCTCATGCGCAAGCGCCCGAGCTGGTATGTCGATAAAACAAAGATGGGGATGTACAACGATATCATACAGCGGGCGGAGAGGGCGAAGGCCGAGAACCCGGTGCGCACCCTGCCGGCCGGGCGCACTCGCACACATGAACTGGGCAGGATGTAATGCAGGATATCTACGGCGTCGAACCGGGCAGCGACGACTACTCGCACGAGATCGTCCTGGGCGCGAACGGCAAGCGCTACGGGCTGCACCTGTTGAACGGCGCCTCGTCCGCGCGCATCATCCCGCCGGCTCGCCAGCCTCCGGTGGTCAAACTGGAGCAGAACTCGTGGCACAACGGGAGAGGCGCGGAAGTCTGGACGCCGAACGCCTATAACTTCTACGACTCCCTGAACGCCTGGACCTCGACGCCAAATAAACTGCACCCTGCCCCACTGATCCGCTGGTACACCGGTATGCGGGATGCAGAGATGAACATGCCCGCTCCCGGCGATACCCACAAATGGATCCCGCTCTACCCCGGCAGCGGGAGCGACACAAACCGCCGTTACCTGGACGTCCTGTTCACCGCCTCCGCCGACTCCAACCGGCAGCGCTGCTTCCTGATCCTGCGGCGTAAAGGCACGCCCGGGACGCTGACACAGGAGTGGTGCGCCGACTCGGCCGGCGAGCCGGACGCCGCCTCCAAGACCGTGACCAAGACGATTACGGACGCGCCCGACACCATCAGTTATTATCTCGAATTCAAGCCCACCACAGTCCTGGCAGTCACATCGGGGACCGCCTACCACATCAAGCTCTACGGCGCGGCAGCGGACAACCCGAACAACTGCTGGGAGGTGCTCTGCGACAGCGCGGCCGCCGGTTTGAACTCGGCAGACAATTCCACCTGGGCCGCGACCACCTATTCCCCCTATTACCGCATCACCGACGAGGACGTCAACCAGAACCTGTTCCTCTTCCCCTTCGACGGCGCCTGGTACTGTGTGACCAGCCGCCACGACCGCGCCGCGTCACACCTCTACATCTTCGGGTGCCGCGGCCGGGCGACGGCTGGCGGCGCGGCGACCCTGACCGACACCGGCGCGGGGCAGTACGGGGGGGCGTTCCCGGACTTCTCGGACTGGAAGATCCGGATCGTGCGCGGGACGGGCCGCGGGCAGGTGCGCACGATCTCCTCCAACACCCTTACGATCATCACGGTCTCGAGCAGCTGGGACGTGACCCCGGACGCCACCTCGGAATATGTGATCTACGGCGGGAGCTGGACGCGCGAGATCACCGGGCACGGGCTCGGGTGGGTCTCTTCCAAACCGGTCTATGCCAACGGGACGGTGTACTTCCCGCAGGACGACTCTGTGGACATCCGCATCATGCAGATGAACTACACCAACGCCAATGACCACGGCTTCGATGCGGAGAACACCAAACACAACCGCGCCTACTTCCTCAGTCCTTCCTTCGACGCCACCCTGGGACCCGCGATGGCGCGCGCCAACATCGTCGCCACCTCTTCCGGCGCGCCGAACGGGAAGGCGATCTCGGTCGGGTTTGCGCCCACCTCCCCGGCCAGTGTACCTCTGACCTTCGGCACCGACATGACGTTCCTGGCTTCCATCCTGATCGGCGACAACACCTACCGCATCACAGGACTGTACAAGCACTCCAACCAGACTTACGTTGCCAAGGAAGATGCCCTCTACACCCTCTCCGGCACCATCCCCATCGAAACCCGCTACGGCGCCGACGCCAGCCCGAACATTATGAACGGGGTGGCGGCCTGCACCGGCGCGGATGGGCAGTTCTACATCGCCGCCGAGCATGACGTTTTCCTGCTCTCCGGCTCCAACGCCTACCCAATGAACCTGCCTTTCAACCTGCCTTCAGGGCGCGCCGGGTACATTGTGGATCTGTGGTCCGAGAAGGGCTGGCTCTTTGCGGTGGTGGACGCCGGCGATAGTGGCACCTCTTCCCTGATGCGCATGGGACTGCAGGACCGCACCTGGCACGAGCAGGCGCGCGCCCACGCCGCGGGGCGCCGGATGCGGAACGGTGCCTGGCTGAACTTTACCGACACGCGCGCCCATGTGGCTTATGAATGTGCCGGCGAGTTGCTCTACCAGGAGATGCCGCTGTTCGGCGTGCGCCCGGTCCTGGATACGGGGATGGCGTACCAGCATGAAGCGGTGATCGAGCTCGCCACCATCGACCTGCTCAACAACGACCCAAAGTTCTTCTCCTACTTTGCACTCGCCTCGAAGAAACTTGCCAACGCCGACACCGCCTCCGTGTACGGGCGGGAGGTCGCCCTCGACTACCAGATGAACGACAATATCGCCGGGACGACCTGGATCAACGCCGGCAGCTTCGGAATCAGCCCGCAGGACAAGGTGGAGTTGAATCGGGGCTCCCAGTACAAGATCCGGCCGCGCCTGAGGATAGAGAGCAACGAAGCCTCCAACCCGCCGATCGTGGAGAATCTGGCGCTCTCGCTCTTCACACGCACAAAACAGCAGTCCGCCCTGATGCTGGACGTCAACGCAGTGGAAGAGGAGGATGTGACGGGCGAGGAAATCTTCGAGTGGGTCGTCGGGCGCATCCTGCTTGCCGAGACCGTGGACGTGGAGAGCATCTTCCACTTCCTGCACGGCAAGCGCGTGATCCTCCCTGCCGAGCCGAACTCCAATATCACGACCTTCGACCCCGAGACCGGCTGGAGCGGCGTTTTTCAGATTTACATGGAGTACCTGCCCACATGAACGCGATTGAAATTTCCCCCATCCAGACCCTGGTGATCGGCGGCACGTGGAAGAAGACGATCAACCTGGTGCCGGAGAGCGGCTCCCTGACCGTGACGGCCGTCGCCGATTACCTGATGGCGAAAGACACCACCTCCAACCTGGATTCCAGCTACGTGACCGGCTCCCCGTCGTGTTCGGGCGGGCAGGTCACGACCGGCGAGGTGGGCACCGGCTCGATCCCGCCCGGGCGTTACACCTACTTCCTGGCGGTCTCGCACAGTGCCGGCGTGTACATCCTGTACCAGAATCTGGAATTCGTGTCGATGAAAGGCTTGTGATGCCCCCGACCACCACCCGCTACGGCGATATCCTGCGCGGCCTGTTCGAAGGGGTCAAAAACCCGGGCGGCACCTCGCCTTATTCCGTTGTGGAGCTGGACACCCTGCAGCAGCAATTCAACGAGATGGCGCAGCGTGACGCGATGATCAAATCCATGCAGACAGGCGAGCCCATGTCGTTGAAGATGCAGCGCATCACCGCCGAAGAAACACAGTTCCACGTCTCCCCGGCGCGCGCGATCCTGTTCAGTTTCACCACCGTGACCAGCGTCCCTAACGGCGTCCAGACACTGATCGATTTCACCGACACGCGCGGGCTGATCAACAGCCAATCCACAAACCAGTACGGCTGCGCGAAATGGGTCGAGGGCTACACGGACCGCTTCACGAAACAGGATTGGGTGCCAGCCCTGTACCCCATTATTTTTTTTGGCGATTTTGGCTTCGGTACGGATGCGGACGGCTCGCGTTATATTTACATCGAGTTCTTCGACAAGGATGATGTCTCGCTGGGCGGGTACTCGTTCGATGTGGATGCCAGCCCAAGCGACTGGACCAATTTCGCATTCCTCTTCCTGGACCGGTTCGACGACGGCGATTACTGCAAGTTCTGGGTCTGGCAGGACAGCGGCGCGGCGCGCGTCGTCACAAGCGCCAACTTCGGATTCATGCTGGGGTAACGATGGGATATGCAACCGTAAAACTACCCAACAACATCGTGCACATCCCCCTGCCGGCGCTCACGGCCACCCGGCAGCAGAACATCCTGGAATGCACACGCGTTCTGAGCGACGGGGACACGCGCGTGACCTCGGATGGTTCGGTGCGGGTGATCGACGACGCGATCTTCAGTTACCCGGAAGTGATAGCGATCAAGGTGCCGGGGCACCTGCTCAATGTGAGCGCAGGAGCGTGACATGGCCAACAAGAAAATTTCCCAGATCACCGCAGAGGAAACCGTCTCTCTCTCGGACGACGATGTTTTCGAGGGCGAGCAGGCGGACGGGACATCCTTCCAGTATGCGTTCTCAGTCCTGAAGAGCACTTTGGCAGCCCTGTACGCTGCAATCACCCTGACCACGCATGGTGATATCCTCTACCGGGACGCCTCCGGCTTGCAGCGCCTGGCGGCCGGACTGGTAGGCAAGTTTTTGCACACAGGCGGCGTCGACGCCAGCCCATCCTGGCAGTATTCACCCTATGTGCTGCGCGGCGGGCAGAACGTGTTCAACCCGGCGGACAGCACTACCTATTACTTCGGGCGTCCGTTCGTGAACGTGGGCGCGACGACCGCTGCGATACGCAAGATCATGGTCCCGCGCGCCGGGACAGTTACGCGCGTTGATATTTCCGTGGGAAACAACACCGGCACCCAGGGATCGAACGAGGTGATGACCATCTCGCTGCGGCTCAACAACACCACGGACACAACATTGTCCTCGGCGTTCACCATCAACCAGGTGGGCGGTGGCAGCGCGACGTTCTCTGTCACCGGTTTGACGATCGCGGTTGCAGCAGAGGATTACCTGGAGGTCAAGCTGGTGACGCCGGCCTGGGTAACGAACCCGACCAATGTTGTGATCGAGGTTGACATCTATATTTCGTAAGAGGCCGAATGCCAATTTCCATTCCCGCTGATTTCGATGGCGCAAAGTTCGCTGAAAAATTCAACACAGATGATTTCTGGATCGAGGGTGGGCAGCTGGTCTGCCCCGGCCTGCCCGACCTGACCGAGGCGGACATTGCCGATTGTGTGGTGGATATGGTGAGATGGGCGCGCGTGAAGGCGCGGAGGACAGCCGCCATCATCACCGCGAAGGCAATCCCGGACTGGGCCGCCTGGGATCAGGCGCAGTGGGCCGCCTGGCGCGACGCCAATATTTCCGCGGCAAAGATCAACGCCATCGGGAACCTGGCAGACGCCAAGGCGATGTTGATCAAGATGAGTATTGTGCTGGACAGGCTGGCGAAGATGGAAATCGCCATACGGGACCAGGTCTGGCCGGATCTGCCGGAGAACGGCGCGCCATTGAAATAAAGCACAACCTCCCCATTTGGCTCGGAACCTCGGGGAGGCTGTTGCAGGATACCGTCTCTGATTGTCTACAGGATCACCAAATCTGGAATGAAGGTCGGTGCAGTGAAGCCGTCACGCTCCCTTCTCAGGTAGAGAGGTCGCCATAATGATACACGAAAAGCCGCCAAAATTCAAGTACTGAATTTTGGCGGTTGTCTATCCACCGCGGACTGATCGTAGAAGGCACTGTAACCGAACGTTACAGTGCCAAGGATTGATTTACAGTGCAGTTCCGATTACCAGACCGACTCCAGCACTTCATCCTTGGAAACGCCGAAGAGTTTGGCGATCTGCTCCACGGTGATCAGGCTTAGATCGAGTTCGCCGTCATAGGCCCTTTCCAGGGTTCGCTCCGAGATCATTGTCTGGTAGCGCGCCTCGCGGATAAACCGTGCTCTATTCCACCCCTTCGCTTTAGCTAATTTCGATACGTGGTTTTTTCGGGTGATATTCATTTCAGCCAACATCTCAGCATCCTTTTTTGTTTTTGGCATTATAAAGAGTCCTCCGAATTACGTCAAGGGCTTCATAACCCTTGACGTAACTCAAAAATAGTTTTATACTACAAGTCTATACGTAACTTTTTGTTGAAAAAATTGTCATGTTTATGGAGATCACTACAAGATGACAACCTCCCCACGGAAACCTGAAAATGACAGCGCGGCACCCCTTTCTGAAAGGATTGTGTTGCGCTGTTTTTGCCAATAAGTGCCGAAAACTGTCAATCTGACCAGTAATTATACTTATCGAAAGCGATTTTTTTCACAAACAATACCCCCACTCAGATCGGACCCGGCGAAGTCCTGAGTGGACGAAAGGCAGCGACGACAATGTATCATCCGTCTCTTCTCAAACCTGAAACCTGCGAACGCATCATGGATGCAACGCGGCCGGTTTGTGTTTTGAGTGAAAGGGAGGAATTGGAAGCCAGATTCAAAGCCCTGCACATGATCCTGGAATCTCAGCCGTCCGTAAAACTGCGGAAGCGCATGGAGACGCGGCTGGTGATCGTGCTGCTGCGCCTGGCGCGGCTGGACGGCTGTCCGTCCACCCTGCCGGCAGCGCTGCGGGCTGCGTATGTCGAGCAAGTCAGGAAGATTGTTTCATCGGGTTCCCCGGGCGCGCTGCGGTAGCTCTCCTCTACCGACAACCAACACCCGAGCACCTCCCTGCCGGATTAGCCACCGTCCGTGGAAAACTCATTTGTGAGCGATAAGTCGGAGGCGGCAGGGATCAAAAAAAAACGAGAGGGAGCAGGCGGCGACCCGCTCCCTCTCAAGGCAACGACGATTGGCGTGAAATGAAATGCCAATCTGCGCGCAAGTATAGCATAAAGGATTTTGTCATGCAAAAGCAATTATTGAATGATTGGCTCAAGCCGCTCACTTCCGCAAAAGAGGATGCACAACAGGAGTTACAGAAGGTCCGGGAGGCAGACGAACCCCTGTGCTGCCAGCCTCAGAAGGCGGGCATCCTGAAATTCTTCTGCTCGAACGGCACCAGTTTTTATTTCCACGTCTGCGGGAAGTGCTGGACCGAGATCATCGCTGCTTCTGGTGTGCATACCTTAGTGATAGCACAGGTTCCCCAACCTGTCACAAGTTGAAACGATGCGGGGTGGAGCAGTGGTCAGCTCGCTGGGCCCATAACCCGGAGGTCGCAAGTTCAAATCTTGCCCCCGCAACTCAGAAGTTAGCTGGCTCATTCCCAGCAAAGGAATTTGATATGGAAAATCTCAAGTCCGAAATAGAAACATTGGTCGCATGTGCCGAGTGTGGCGTAAAGGTCAGCATCGATGACGCAGAATCATCCTATAACGCCGAACTCGATGATGTCTTTTTCTATTGTCACAAATGTATGCCTGCCGTGTCGGATGATTTCGATGAGCCAGATAACACAGGCTTGCAGGCGGACGGGCGGGTATGCCCCGATTGCGGAGCCGATATTCCAGACGGTGATTCCTGCTTCTACTGCGATACCTACCCACAACCGCCCGCCGCTAAAGCCTAACCCGATCGCCATGCCCACCATTATTCGTTCCGGCTCTAAAGTCTGTGTGATCGGCGGCGCTGCGTTACTGGCAGCAATCGCAAGGATCGATCACACCGTGGTAGTGGTGGGCAACCAGTACTTCCCCGCGCATGTGACGTTCTCGGAAAAGTTCTGGTGGGCAATCCACCAACTCATTCATGGATGGTGATCAATGACCCGGAAGATCCAGTTCCTTTTTATCCTGCTGGCGATCCTCATCATCGCCATGGTCCTGGTAGGAGCAGAGGTATGGAAATACTTCTAGCCATCCTCGGCGCGCTTACTCTGCTCTGCCTCGTGGCTCTCTATGCGGAGTTCGTGGGCCGGCTCAATCGTCTCGATGCCCGCGTCCGCAGGCTGGAAGAGGCGAAGCAGAAGCGGATCAACTATGAGTCGCTGGAGGAGATCGACGCGCTGGAGCAGGAGAACGCCAGGCTGCGGGAAGCCCTGCGGAGCTTGCGCGAACCGCTGAAGCAGAGGGCTGTGGAAGAAAACAGCATGGAGGCAGGATGAGCGGATCATTTGGATCGCCTGAGTGGTTCGCGTCTGTGCCGGAGATCGCATACGGCGAGGTTGAAATCCTATCCAATGACGAGAGTTTCGACCAGACCGAAGCTGAGCAGATCAGGCGCGAATTCGTGTGCGGCGTGTGTCACGGCGATCTCACCACCCTCCTCGGAAAATCTCACTGGCGCGTGCTGGTGGTCTGCCCGGAGCATGGCAACGTGACAAGGTGCGGGCGCGTGACCAGGACGACGGTCAACATAGAGATGGAGCGATCGCTCGCGAAATTCCATGTGGTGATTCGCAACCTCCCCGATCTGTGGGGAGAACTTCTCGAAAAGCGGCTGCCTCCGCGCGAGGGAGAGAGCCGTAAGCAGCAAGACATTCGCGAACTAGGTTTTTGAAAGGAGTTTATATGTCACCAATTTCAGGACTTACCGATGCTCCAAAATCATTCATGCAACTCGGAAAGATCAAGAAGGGTGAGATGGTGGAATACACCATGAAGGACGGCTCGAAGGGGACAAAGCCTGTCGACCTGGATTATTTCCGTGTGGTCTTTTCGCCCGGCAAACTCGCCGGTGAGATCGAAGCAACTTTCCGCTCTGTGTATGGAGATCGTCCGCAGGAACTAAACACCCGCTTCGCCGACTCGATGGTTAGAGAAGTGTGGGATGCAAACTTCGAGTGCCACAAAAAGGGCGGGTTGATCGCCAAGGCGGGGACCAACGAGAACGGCGCGTACTGGATCTTCTACCGCGACCCCGACACCTCGGAAGTGCTTGTGCGCAACGGTTCCCCGGTTGGAACTGCCGGGCGCGAGTTCATCGAGAAGCCCGTCGACCTGAGCGCGCCGATCTATTACCTCGAAAACGAGAACCGCGACCCTGTTTGCCTCAAGCCCCTCGGCCGGCTGCAGGTTGTGATCCCCGAGGTCGCACACCTGGCGGTGGGTTACTTCGTCTTTGAGCCTACCTCCCCGCGTGACATCCGCAACATCAGCGCGGAGCTTGGCATGTACGCGGCGATGGCGTCCAACTATGGGCAGAGCATCACCGGCATTCCGTTTGTGCTTGGGCGCCGGAAAGAAGATGTCACCAAGAACATGGGCGGCAAACTTTCCAAGGGCACCTCGTGGCCTGTCCACCTGACCGCGGGCGGTGTGTGGGGCCGGCAGGCCCTCGATATGATCGAGCGACTCGCCTTGCCTGAATACATCGACGCCGAAGCCGCGGATGCACCACCTCCCCCCGAGGCAGGCGGCGTTCCAATTGAAGAGGAGACCTCCGATCTGATATCCATCGAGGAAGCCAGGCAGGTGATCGTGCTCACCAGGGGGGGCAAAGAGCGGTTCCTGGGTGAGCTGACCGTCGACCAGCTGAACAGGATCGTCGCAAATTCCGAGGATCCCAGGCAGGTCGCCGCGGCAAAACTGGTGCTCAAGATCGACTTCAACATGGAGCCAACCCAATGAACACCACACAACTACTCGAAAGCCTCACTGAGTTATACGCGCAGAAGGATCTGCTGCTGATCGACCGCAAGCGCGCAGAGCAGACAGCCATCCCTGCCGAAGTGCAGAAGCGGCTCGACGACATCGCCGCTGAATGCTGCGACAAGGAAATGACGGTGAACGCAAATATTGCCAAGCTGGAATCGGAGATCAAGCAGGCCGTGATCACCACCGGCGCAACAGCTAAAGGCGGATCTCTGCAAGCTGTATACACCGCGCCGCGGATCACATGGGAAACCAAAGGACTTGAAGGTCTGATGGTTGCCATCCCTGAACTTGAGAAGTTCCGCAAGGTTGGAAGCCCGAGCGTAAGCATTCGCAAGGGATGATCTGACCGCTATTCAAGGGAGGGACGAACTTGGCTCCGTCCCTCCCGAAGGAGAAACATCATGACAGAAAACGCATTCTCGAATTACTGTGTTGTTGAACTGTTCGGTCATCAGAAGATCGCCGGACTCGTGACCGAGCAGGTGATCGCCGGTCAGGGCTTCATCCGCGTGGATGTGCCACAGACCAAGTGCCACCCCGCATTCACCCGCATGTTCGGAAGCGGCGCGATCTACTCGATCACCCCGGTCTCCGAGGAGATCGCACAGGCCGCGGCAGAGAGCATCTACATCGAGCCCATGCAGGTCTATGCCTCGCCCTCTCGCCAACTCAAAGGGCCAGACGATGACGGTGATTCTGATGGTGAAGACAATGGCTGAAAACTCGAAGATCGAAACGTGCGACCACACGCACAACGCCTGGATGGGCTGCACGAAAGTCTCACCCGGCTGCAAGTTCTGCTATGCCGAGGAACTGATGGAGACCCGCTACAAGAAGGTGAAGTGGGGACCGCAGGGTACACGCATCCACACCTCGAAGGCGTACTGGCGGAAGCCGGTGCAGTGGAATAAAGAAACATGGCGCGAGTGCGTTGCTTGTGGTTTTCGCGGCAAGGTCGGACTCGATGAGCCGTATTATCTATGCCGCTGTGGGAGCAGGCAGACAAAGCCAACCCGCCAGCGCGTGTTCTGCGGCAGCCTGATGGATGTCTTCGAAGACAACCCGCGGGTCGCAGACTGGCGATCTGAATTATTGGATCTGATCACCGCTACATCAAACCTGGATTGGCTGCTGCTGACAAAGCGCCCTGAGAACATCATGGCATTTTCGCATTATGCACTTCCTGACAATGTTTGGATTGGAACTTCAATCGAGAATCGGGACACTACCGAGCGCATTGGACATCTGCTTGCAGCGCCCGCGAAAATTCACTTTTTGTCGGTCGAGCCAATGCTCGAACCCATTGAACTATTCGAACCTCAACGTCTGGACTGGGTGATCTGCGGCGGCGAGTCCGGTCCCCACGCGAGACCCATGGAGGTCGCCTGGGCGCAGGACCTGTACGAACAATGCAAAGCCGCCGGCGTGCCGTTCTTCATGAAGCAGGACTCGGGCACCTACCCGGGCCGGCAGGGGCGCATCCCTGATGAGCTGTGGAAGGTCAAGGAGTTTCCGAATGCCTAACGAGCATCCGATTCTATTCAGCGGCGAAATGGTCAAGGTGATCCTGGAAGGGCGCAAGACGCAGACGCGGCGAGTGATCAAGCCGCAGCCGGTTTCCTATCACCCACATCATGTATTGGATTACGTGAGCTGGAAAACTGTGGATTGCAAGCTGGTATCTTTTCCAATTTTTGTAAATAAATATTGTCCCTATGGTCAGGCCGGTGATCTGCTGTGGGTTCGTGAGACATGGGCAACCATTTGCAAGGTGGCTATTCCGTATTGTGAATGCGAGACAGAAGCAGATCGCAAGGAAAATCACTACATTGAATATCGAGCCGACACTGGCAATCCTTATCCCGGTGACTGGCCAGAAGATGAGGCTCGGGGAAACGACGAGGCCCCTAAATGGAAGTCACCCTACCACATGCCGCGTTGGGCAAGCAGGATCACTCTGGAGATTGTGAGTGTCTGTGTGGAGAGGGTGCAGGATATTACAGGGGCAGATGTTGCTTCCGAAGGCGTGGAATTTCCAGACGCAACGGCAATCACAACGGTAGCCGAGCGATGGAAGCCCTTCCGTGATCTGTGGGATTCCATCAACGCCAAGCGCGGTTACGGCTGGGATGCCAATCCCTGGGTGTGGGTGCTCGAGTTCAAGGTGATCAAATGAAAACAGATGAACTCACCGGAAAATACAAAGTTGAAGACAACACAGAGAACGCGCGCGAGATGCTGGGCGCAGGCTATAAACATGAGCCGCGCCGGATTGTGCAGGAGATCAGCGGCTTTTATCCATTATTCGAAGCTCTTCTGGAGAAATACCGTGACGAGATCACTCCCGCCGTTTTTGGTGTGGTCTGGCGGTTCTGCCAGATGGAGGACGGGGTTTGTAAGGCCTCCCTGCGAACAATAGCCGCCATCCTCAATGTTGACGATGTGACCGTTATGCGCCGCCTGAAGGTCCTTTGCGAGGACGAGTACCTGATCGACACCACGCCGGACCTGAAAAACAGGCCTCATGTGTACGTGGACGCCGGCCTGGTGGTGATGACAAGTGCCACAGGGGTAAGGATTGAAACTGCTTCTCACAGAAGCAGATCTGCTTCTCACAGAAAGGCAACTGCTTCTGTGAGTCAGTTGATTAAAGATTCTAATAAAGGTTTTGAGGAGGATGAGGCGCTCGCCCAAATCACGAAAGCATACGAATCCGAGATCGGTGTGCTGACGGCTATGATCGCCGACGAACTCCGGGACGCCGCAACCACCTACCCTTTGAAGTGGGTACTCGACGCCATCCGGGAGGCGGCAGCCAACAACGCGCGCAGCTGGAAGTACGTCGAGGCTATTCTCAAGCGCTGGCGCGCCCAGGGAAACCAGGAGCCGGCAAGGAAGCCCTCCCGTTCCAACGGCAAGCGCCCCGCCCAGCCCGTCCCGCCGGCAGAGACGCCGGAGAAGTTAGCCGCGCGCCGCGCCCTGGCTGATAAATTACTTGGAGGTGTGAAGTGACCAAAGACAACTGGACCGGCTGCTACCCCTCGAACTGGAAAGGTCTGATCGTTCCCGAGGCGATGGCGCACCCGGCGAAATTCTCGAACAAGTTGATCAGGCGCATCTATGAGCACATGCTGGCGGAGGGTTGGGTGAAACCAGGCGACCGCGTCCTCGACCCCTTCGGCGGCGTAGCCCTCGGAGCCTTGGATGCCATGCGCCTGGGTCTGCACTGGACAGGGATCGAACTGGAGGAGAAGTTCCATGAACTCGGGCAGGCAGAATATCTCTGCTTGGGGATCAACCCGAAGGATTGGAGGCGATGGTATTCCCGGCCCAAGATGCTCGCGTTCTTTCGTGAACATCACCTGCTGTGCCCGACCTGTGAACGTGCCTGGAACGACATTGCCGATCGGAAGATCCCGCACCGCGAACTGCACATCTTCCGGGGAAATATCCCACTATGGACTCACAAGTTCCAATCCATGCCCAATTTCGGCACGGCGCGTCTGCTCCACGGCGACAGCCGGAAGCTGCTGGAACTGCTGGATGAGCGCGCGCAGGTGGCGGTATCCAGCCCGCCGTATGCGGACAGCGTGAACAGCGACTCGAATGGGATTGATTGGTCAAAAACCAAGAAAGACTATCCAGGTCGCCAAATGCACGAAAAAAGAATAGAGATGAGCGACCGGATTCATAGTGGTTATAACTACGGCTCCACTCCCGGTCAACTCGGCGCGATGAAAGCCGGCGGCTTCGAGTCGGTCGTCGCCTCGCCTCCTTACTCCGCCATGCAGGTGGAGAAGAACGCCAAGAGCATCGACCGCGCGAAGCAGTACGAAGTCTACCGGAAATCAGGCGGCGGGCAGACCTTCGAGCAGTTCTGCCACACCCAGGAACTCCATTCGCAGGGGTACGGGCATTCTGACGGCAACCTCGCCAACATGCCGGCGGGCAAGTTCAAGGCGACGGTCAGTTCCCCGCCGTTCCAGAAAGGCAGCGAGGGCGTCATGCGTGCCGATAAATTCAAAGACCCAGAAGCCTTTGCGCGGGTGCAGATGACCAAAGGGAACGGCGCGTCCTTCGATGCAAAGATGCGTTCCATGAAGAAGGACAACGAGCGCGCGGATTATGGGAAAACTCCCGGTCAGCTCGGCAACGACTCGGGCGACGACTTCTGGCTTGCGGCGCGGACGATCGTCGAGCAGGTTTATCAGGCGCTCGCCCCGGGCGGTCATGCTGTGTGGGTGGTGAAGAACTACGTCAAGAACAAGCAAATCGTTCACTTCTCGGACCAGTGGCGGCAGCTCTGCGAGGCGGTCGGCTTCGTCACCATGCACGAACATCATGCCATGCTGGTACACCACAAAGGCACGCAGCACACGCTCGAAGGTGGGACAAAAATCTACACCACGGCTTCCAAAAGTTTCTTCCGCAGACTCGCCGAACGTAAAGCCGCGCTGGACAAGTATTGGAAATCCCTTGACCGCGCGGTTCAGTTCATCTACCTGAAGAAGTCACATCATGTTGTGTGGCAGGATTACAACGCCCTGTCAGACGAGGAAAAGAAAGCGATCGGTGACGACGGGGAATTGAAAAACACCCCGCCAAACAAAAGCGGAATAAAAAATCTGGCTGAGTATTTTGCCTTCACCGACAGTGGCGAGAGAGAAGAGACCTGGAACAAAGAAACCCGCATCGACTGGGAGACGATCTACTGTATGGAGAAACCATGACCACACAACTTTCAGAATTCGCAGCAGCCTTCCGTGCGAAGCTGCAAGCCAATCCTCCCGGCGCCCCGGAGCGACCCGCCCTGCCCCACTCGGACGCCGACAAGGACTGCACACGCTGCAACGGCTGGGGCTGGAAGAAGTCCGAGACCCTGGGGACCTGGTTCATCTGCCCCTGCACAACCGAGACGCGCCGGGCTCTGCTCGCGGCGCAGAACAAGCCGGACTACTCCCGCATGGGGTTGAAGGAAGACGAACTCGGCATGGACTGGAAGCTGGTCCTGCCGGACATCTCGGACGGCTTGAAAGCCGTGGAGGAAGTACGCCCCCAATACATGCGGGGGTACGGCATGATCTTTCTGTGGGGCACGTGGGGGCAGGGCAAGACCCTGATCGGCAAGATCCTGACGGCGACCGCCCTGCGGGACGGCAGGCGCGCCGCGTACGCCAACATGGCGGTCGTGCTGGATGATATCCGCCTGGCGTTCGACGAGGAGCACAAGACGACCGAACTCCTGCGCCGGATGGAATGGTGGTCTTCGCGCGACGTGCTTTTCCTGGACGAGCTCGACAAAGCCAACGGGACGGAGTGGGCAGAGAGCACGCTATTCACACTGCTCGACCAGCGTTACGTGCGGGCGATCCGCGAGGAGGCGCTGACCGTGATCGCCTCCAACAGCAGCGCCGCGGCGCTGGACGGCTATCTCAAGAGCCGGCTGAAAGACCGCCGGGTGGGTCCGGTGGTGTACCTGAATGGCTCGGACGGGCGCGCCGTCATGCCGGAAGGATACAGGTTCTAATGATCTGCCCCTATTGTCACCACGAGATTGTCGAAGAGCCTGTGCTGGATCTCTATCCCGTCCGGGTGCGCGGCGAGAAACTGACCGTGCATCACGTCGGCGCCCTGACGACCTCCATAGGCATCTATCCCATGAAAGTCGTGCCGGTCTTTTACGTCGAAGGTTTTGGGTCATCGAGCGCACGGGCTGCGCAGCCGATTGAAAACCGGAGTTTCCACCCGTTCGAGGCGGATGTGACCCACTCGGAGAAAGAGGTGAAATATGTCCCAAAAAGAAAGGCAGAGGTGAAACATGGGAGTCACTACCGATGAACTTGCAAGGTCCGAAGAGCAGGACCGCCGCCGGCTAGTGGAACGGGAGGCAGCTGAGTGCGCGAAAGCCGAGCGCTTCTGGAACTGGGTCGCCCTGGGACTCGGCGTGCTGCTTGCCGTGGTGATCGTCATTCTGTTGTTTTGAAAGGCAGGGATGAATGAACTTTTCACGAGGCTGTTTCTTTGTGGCTCCTATAGTGATCCTGCTGTGGGCGCTCATTGTGCTGGCTGTGATCAAGCTGGACATTGCGACGATCGCCATCATAGTGTTCCTGATCCTCTTCACGGCGGTAGTGTTCGATATCATCTACCGGCAGGAGAAGAGGGCGCGATGAGTGATTTGTGGATCCCTGTTTTTTTACTGGCTGCCATCTTGTTTGCCGTCCTGTTGTCTATCCCCCGCGGACACACGGAGCAAAGCGAGACGCGGCATGTCCACGAAGTACAGGACGACACAGGCGTCATTGCCCGCCGCGCCGCTCGTCTGAACGAGCACGCGCATCAGCGTAACCACGCGGAGATGTGCCGCCTGGCTTCGGAGATGAGCAGGCGACCGGTGCTGGACTACAGCGACCCCCCGCTGTTGCTGACAGACGGCGAGGTGATCGACGCGCGAGTTACTGAGATACGAGGTCTGCTGCCATGACCCCGTTTCAGGAAGGCTTCGACGCTTGTCTGTCAGAAGTCCCGCGCAGAAACAACCCATACACAGTGGAGCCGGAACGCTCGGAGTGGTTTCGCGGCTGGGACGCGGGATGTCTGTGAACCGAAGAAAGCATGAGTTGGGCAGCATTATGAAAAAGAGATTACCTAGAAACGCATTGACAGTTGAAGAAATCCGGTGGTTGCAGGAACATGGATACGCCTTGTTTCGGAACTGGATTTCTATCGATGAGGGATACGAATGCAAAATCACCCGCATGGGTGATTGGCGCGCGCTTGCATATCGGTCAAGTATCCGGGCGCTATACAATTTCGCCCGCAAACACTATGACGCCGAACACCCGCTGCGCCCGCTGCCGTTTGGGCGGTCCGCCCAGGAAGAAGGTAATCAATGAATCTTCGTGAACACGTAAAAGAGATTGAGGAGAAATTTCAAGCAGGGCAGAATTTATTCCGTCGCCAGTTGGTAGGGTTTCTGCTTGAAAGGATTTCGCAGTTAGAGCAGTCCGCCCAACAAAGCGCGCAGGCGGACTTGGGCTTACGCGCCTGCGATCACCACTTTGTTCCGCGTCCGCCGATGTGGCATGAGTATTGCGAGTTCTGCAATACGCCCAAGCCGCTAATCTAAGCCGCTAGGAGACCCATGAACGTCTTTTGCCCTGCCTGCGGTAAGCCTGCCCGCCTCGTCGATGGCGAGACGACTTGTGACTGCGGTGCGGTGTGCGCTGTGAAGATCACGCGACCGGTCAAAAAAGACGAGCCGGGGAAGTACAACATGCGGATGCGCCTGCTCACCTGGCTCGCGGCAATAGCGCTTCTCATAACCTATTTAGCCTCCAAGTAGAAAGGAATTTTATGGAAACAATGAATCAGGTAGACAGCAAGTGGAACAACTTCTGGAGCGGGCTCGCGCGCCACTGGCTGCGGTATGCCGCCCTGACCGTCACCGGCTGCCTGACCGGCTACGCCGCCTGGTCGTACACCGGCAACTGGCTGTATGTGATTGCCCTGGTCCTGCTGGCAGAGGGGGCGAGCCTGTACTGGGCGAGCCGGATCGAGGACTTCGGCAACAAGGTCCAGGCGACCGCCGCGGTTCTGGGGACGCTCCTCGCTTGGGGTTCGATCGCCGTGACCGACCTGGCATCTGTGACTATTATCGTCCGGAACGCCAGCCTGGATATCTTCACCGTTTTTGCGATGGTCCCGGAGTGGGCGCAGAAGACGGTCGTGTACGTCGTGCCGTTCCTGGCAGTCTTCCAGGGAGTGCTGGCAACGCTGCATTATTTCTTCAGCGAAGAGGCAAGCCTGCGGCGCAGCATTGCCAAGACGAATAGGGAGGCGGAGAAGGCAATCAGGCAGGCGGACGCCAACGCGCAGAAGAGCATGGCGGAGGCCCGGGCGAAGCGCTACAAGGAACTGGCGGAGATCAACGCTCCCATCCTCGGAGAGTTGCAGGGCGAGAAGAGTTGGCAGGACTTCGAGCGGAAGTCGAAAGTGCCAACAGTCCCGCCGGACCCTATCCGGCCTCCGCGCCGAGGGTAGGGGCGGCGGAGGTATTCGGTTTCGACATTGCCAACACTTTGAACCTGACCGATATAAAAAGTGTTGGCAATGGGAAGGAACTGCCAACACTTGACCGCCGGGAGTGGCGCATCATTGCCAACACTGGCGAACTGCGCGGAGTGTGCTGGCGCCAAAGGAACAAGGACAGGAAGGAGACCAGATATGTCGGTAAAAGGAACCACCCCGCAGAATTCGAGCTCTACCGCGCCGCGTATGAAAGATGGCGAAGAGCCCACAGAAGTCTTGCTGGCGTTGGCCTCGTCCCCGCTGCTGGAACTCCAGAAGCGCGGGCTGGCGAAGATCGTGACGGCTAAGGACCAGGACGGCGATCCGGTGGTCGTGGTTATTTTTGGCGGCGCCGAGTGGAATCCGACTGTTGGCATTGTGTTGGCTGAGGTTTTGCCAACAGACGAGAAAGTGTTGGCAGCCCCATGAAGTACCTTATCATCTTCCTGGGAGTGTTGGCACTCGCGGCATGTTCTCCCGAGATCGTGCCGGCGATCACCGGCGTCGTGCCAACACTTTCCCCCACCCCGACCGCCGGAGTGTTGGCAGTCCCCCCCGCCCCGACGGAAGTGCCAACACTTTCCCCCGCCAGACTGTTGGCAATTGTTGGCGACGTTTACATCCGCAGCGAGCCGGACGGCGCGGTGGTCGGAAGCCTGCGGCGCGGCGACTGCCGGGAAGGCGTCTGTGTTGGCAACTGGTGCGAGATCGATGGCGGTTACATCTGGCGCGGCTGCACAGACGATAACCCCGAGCGGAAAAGGTGCGAGGCGAAATGAACTTCCTGCAAGCCCTGGTCTTTTGTGTGATGCTCGCCGATATGGCGAAGTTCATCTATGACGTGGAGAAGGCGCGCGGGACGGTTCCGCCGGATGGTCTCGAGCCGGTCAATCGCCGGCTGGTCGAAATGACGCTGAGGCAACTGTGAAATCGACGCTGCAAACCCCGCCTTGCCACTGTAACGGGCGTTACATTTGCCTACTATGCCGACCCTGACTGTTCCTGCCTTCGACCTCGCAGAACGGCTCCTGAGCGAAAATCGCTCCGGGCGTTCCTGGCGTGCGATCGCCCGGGAAGACTACCGGAACCGTGTCAACTTTGCGACGTTGAATCGGATCGCGAACTCGGGCGGGGCGTGGCTGCCGAAGGAACGGAAGATCCTGCGCGCGCTCGGGCTGGTGGAGCGCCGGAAACGCACGCCGATCCAGAAGGCGATCAGCAGGATGGTGAGAGATACGAGAAAGGCAATGATAGAGATGAGTCCTAACCCTATCAAAGTAACCCGCGCGCAAGCAAACCGGCTTGAGCGGAATTTGAAGAAAGCGAAGGTTGAAGTGAAAGAGGAAGAATTACGGAAACATACAACCTGCTCAAATTGCGGGAAGAAGATCGGACACACCGGCCTGCCTGGCTTCTGGGTGCTCAAGGTCGAACGGCACATGATTGACTTGCGCGCGGTCAAGCGACAGGACGGATTGGCAGCAATGCTGGACGGCGATGTTGTGCTTGCCCAAGTCATGGGACCAGATGAAGACATGACTTTGCCGATGATGGAATCGGTCGAGATCACGCTTTGCGAAGAGTGCGCATTGGGCGACGTCAATATCGGCGGATTGGTATTGGTTTGAGTGCTGGCGGCTGCCCGTGCATGGCATCGATCATCATGGCGGAAGCCGGGAAGATTATTTCTTAGGAGTTTTCATGAAAAAAATAGGTGAGAGAGTAATTCTAAATACACTTCTTAGGGAAGGCGACTTCCCGGGCGAGATTATTGACATCGATCTGGATTTGTGCGTTGTGAAACTGGATTGTCAGGAAACTCCAGTAAGCGGCGTGGTTTATTATGAGTATCCGCCTGAGATGATCAGGTCGTCGTTGTGGCAGTTTTGTTACCCGGAAGCGCACGCGAAAGCCCTGCTGTAACTTTTTGGCAGGCTGGTTGTATTGACATCTGCCCAATCAGTCCTACAATGCGCGCGTCGTTTTCATCATCGGAGTTATTATGTCCCTCCCTACCGACAAAGAACAACTGGAGTTGAACGGCCCGGACTCCACCTCCACGGCGAAGATCAGGAAATGCCTGGAGGCGGTCCTGGCTGAGTATGACCTTGTGCTGAAAGTCACGCACAGCCTGGAAGCCGCGCGCAAGGCTGCCGAGGATGCACACAAGGCCTGGAAGGTGGCGGAGGCCATTGAGCGCCGGCTGCTGCGGACGTTCGCCGCCGCAAGTTCTGGCTACCAGATGGAGATCAAAGACGACGCAGACCCCAGGAGAGGTGAATTATGAAAAAAAGAATCCCTGCACAATGTTTTCACCCAGGTGAATTTGTGAAAGATGAAATGGAAGCGCGCGGTTGGGATGTTGCCGAGCTAGCAAGGCAAATGAGGTCCCCTCATGTTCCTGAAGATATTGTGAGAAACCTAGTCGAGTGCAAGCAACCTGTTATACCGATCATCGCCTTTGGCTTATCCCGCGCCTTCGGCATATCTGTTGATTTTTGGATGAATCTGCAAAAGGCTTTTGATTCATGGAAAGCCGCCCACAATGGTAATGCCATTTGTTTGGAGCCTAACGTGCAGCGGCCGGCTCTCCACGCCCATGAATTTGTTGATAGCGATGTCTGTAAGTGCGGTGTCACCCGAAAGCAAGTTGTAGAACGTGGCCAGTAAGGCTTGCGTTATGCTATAATGCGCGTGGACAACTGAGCTGGTTGCGTGCTTGCACGTGATCTTGAAACGTTCGCTTGCGGGCGTGTAGTTTCGGAGAAATCCGAAATTGCGCGCCCGTTTTTGTTTGAGATGAAAGCCTGTGTCCTCCGCACCCTGGCCGCCTGGCTGCTCTTCGCCCTGTTACTGCTCTTTATTTTATGGGCGAGTGGGTGCATCAAGTTCTGAAAGGAGTATCTCATGAAAGTTGTCAAGTCCCTGTTCGTGTTCGCGGCAATGGCGATCGGTGTTTTGTTTCTGTCGGCGTGCTCCCCGGCGCAGGGAGTCGCGCAATTCGTGGAGTTGCCGGAGGACGCGAAGATCCGCATCACGGCGCTTGTGGTCGCGGTGGTCGCCTTCTTCCTGGCGAAACTCGTCGAGCTGGTCCCATTCCTGAAATGGCTGGAAGAGTTCAGGATGCCGTTCTCCCTGGTGCTGGCAGCCGAGTTGATCGGCTTGATCCAGAACGCCGTGCCGGACGCGTATGCCGGTGTGGCGGTTGCGGCTATTACCCTGATCCTCGAGCTGGTTGCGCTGGTGCTGGTGTTCGTGAAACTCAAGGAACGCGGCGTCAGGGCATTCAAATAACAAAGTTATGGCAGGCGCCCCGGGCGGAAGGCAGGGGCGCCTGAACTTCACATGATATGGGTTGTAGTCAATCTTCTCGTCGCAATGGCTGCGATGATTGTCAACTGGGATAAATCCAGGAAGAGGCCGGAGCGGCGCGGACTGCTCTGGTCGGGGTTTGCGATCTCGTTCTATTTTGCTGTTTTTTACGCCGCGGTCCTGCTCGGGCTGGTCCGGGGATCGGACATCAGTCCGTTCTTCCAGACGATCATCCTGCTGTACATCATCACGGTGGCGAAATATGAGTGATAGCGACCTGATCCAGGCCGTTGCCACTGTGATCGTCGCTCTGATCGTCCTGTTCGGCAACCGCGGGCAGAGTAAAGCCAGCGCCAGGGTCGACCTGTCGAACGCCAACGCGGTGGACATCGAGACATTCCAGGAGCTGGTCTGTAAGGTGGGGGAGTTATCCGACGAGCTGCTCAAGATCAAACAGGAGCTGGCGGAGGTCAAGAGTGCTCTTCTCACCCTGCGGACCCGCTACAAGGCTTTGTGGAAATTCCTGATCGAGTGCATCAACATCATGCGGCGGCACGGCCTGAGGCCGCCCGCGCCGCCCTCCGAACTTCTGGACGAGCCTGAGCTGCTCGAACTGCTCAAGGACGAATAGATGGAATTCGAGAACTGTAACGTCCACGGACCGGATATCTCGTTCTACCAGGATGCGGACAGCACCCCGCAGATGGTGGACTTCGGGAAGATGCGCGCCGCCGGCGCCAGTTTTGTGATCGTGCGCGCCGGGCAGAACAACTGGCGGGATCCGGACTTCGCTCATAACTGGCAGGCGGCAAAACTGGCAGGCTTGCCGCGCGGCTCGTACTGGTTCTATGATAGCCGCGCCGACCCTCGGGCGCAGGCGCGCCTGTGGTGGAGTCTGCTCTCGGAGGACGCCGGCGAGCTGCCGCACTTCCTGGACCTGGAGGAGCACTACGGGGGAGCCTGGACCGGCTGGCAGTTCTGGAAAGACCTGCTGGTGGAGTTCCAGAACATCAGCGGACTGCCGGCAGGCAGGACAGGCAGGATCGGGATCTATTCCAATTATTACTACTGGGTTGCCAACGCGCCGGTGAGTCTCATCAACCGGGACTGGTTTGCGCGCTTCCCCTTCTGGCTGGCAGCCTACGTGCCTGTCGGAGAGGCGCGCGTCCCGTCACCCTGGGCGGAGTGCCTGTTCTGGCAGTTCGGCACGCCGGCGATCGGAGAGCAGTATGGGGCGGAGAGCCTCGAGATCGATATGAATTATTTCAACGGGGGCGCGCAGAAATTCAAGGACACGTTTCAAGTGGGCGGGGAACTCCCGCCGAATGGAGATACCATGACGAAGATGATCATCCGGGGCACGGTGATCGGGAGTGTCACGCGGCGGCAGACGCCGGCGGGGAGCACGTTCTCCCCTTCGCGCTACCTGCGGGACGGTGACACGATCGAAGCCGACCGGCAGGACGTCGCCATGCCACAGTGGCTGCACCTGACCAAAATAAACGACACGCCGGTGGTGGGGGATGAATGGGCGAGTGCCGGGACCAGGATGCAGTACATCAGCTGGGCGTGGGTGGTGGTGGAGGAGCCTGCGCCGGAGCCGCCTGCACCTGTCGATGTTTTCCCTCCCGAGATCGGCTTGACGATCGGCGAAGAGACAAGGACGTATGTGCTAAAGCCATGAAGAAATGCACTAATTGCGGCGAAGTAAAGCCGCCGAGTGAGTTTGGTAAAAAGAAGGGCTGCGCGGGTGGTTTGCGTCCCTGCTGTAAAACATGCTCAAATAAGGTTCAAAGACAGTATTACGCAACGCATTTTGTTGAGAATAAAGCAAGCCAAAAGAAATATTACGAAGCAAACAAAGAGAAAATACTTGCCCAACGGAAGGAGAAATACAGAAAAGATAGAGAAAAGGGCACAAAAAAGGCTCGCTGCAGAGACCCCAAAAAAATTAGAGAGTATGCGTTGAGAACGAAATACAGGATAGATGCTTTCGAATATAACAAAGTTCTAGAGGAGCAAGGAGGTTTTTGTGCGATTTGCGGCGGCAGCAACAACGGAAAAACCTTAGCAGTTGATCACGACCATGAAACAAACCAAGTGCGCGGGCTGCTTTGTGCTCAATGCAATACAGTTTTAGGGCTTATCCATGACGACCCCGTTATTGCTTCCAGGATAATTTTTTATCTAGGCGAATTTCAACTTCTGAAGGTATTTGGTATTCCGGTAGAGCTTCCGGCTGCCGGGTTAGAGAAGATGGAGTTAATCCATGTTTCCTAATAGTGTCTCTGTTTTTAGCCGGACCTATATCCCGAAGGTCGTTTCCGTCCACTGGCGCGTCCGGCACGACGACCCGCCCCTGTGGCGGAAGAACCTGCCGGAGGTGAATCGCATCCTGCCCTTCCATGCAGTGCCGTTGAACGAGGGCGCGCAGTGGTTGTGGCGGAACCTGAATCCCCAGCTCACCAATGAGCAGTGGCGGCGCTGCCTGGGCAATACCCTGGCGCTGACCAACGGCACCGGTTTTCCGGGGCACGCCGATTATGTCAACTGGCTGGACCTGGATATGCCGGATCCCCGCTTCGACCTAGCGCGGGTCTTCGGCGGTTATGTGCTCAGGGAGAAGTGGGTGGCGGGGAACAATATGTACTTCGAGGCGATCGACGTGCGCAAGCCTCTGCCGTCCGTGCAGGACGTCCTCGACAATCATCTGTATGGGGAGGCGGTCAACATCGACGATCATGTCACTCCGACAGGTACAGTCCCGATCGTGCGCCCCTTCAAGAGTAACTGGGAGCTGCCGGTTTATGTGCCCCTGTTGGTGGCAGTGGACGAGCCGTATTATCACATCGTGCCGGAGAGGAACGAGGAGCACGCCGGGCTGGAGAAGCTGCCGGCGGGTGAGTTCCCGTCGCCGTTCCGATATCCATAATAAATAAAGGTAACAATATACTTAACACACAAAACCTTTCGTGATATACTAAAAACACAATAACGAAAGGATAAACATGACAAACCAACTTCAACTAACCTGCAAGACCGAACGAGCCATTGGCGGGCTTGAGTTCTCATCCGTATCACTCCTGCCCGCTGAGATGGCAATGCTGGACGGCAAGAGCATCAAGATTGACGGCGAAACGATCCGCTTCAAGATGTGGAACGACTCCCGCCTGTATGTCAATCATCGACGCTTTACGCTTGGTTATTTCTCTCTTGTTGATTTCGATCTGTCTTGGGGTTCCCCATCGGTCGCGGTTTTGCAAGGTAACAAGCCGTCCCCAGTGATTGCTCAGGCTGTTGCTCAGTTGCTCAAAATTGACGCTTGCAGACTGGTAGACATGACATGAACGAACGCCTATTTCGTCAGGCTCGCTCGCTTTCATCAGGTACAGTTTCGTACCTGATTGATTGCACTTTATACGATGTAGTTTATGTGGTTCGTTGTGAGTTTGCCTTGTGGTGCTTGCGAAATCCGCATTACGATAATTGGGTTCAGGCGTGGAAAGTTTTTTCTTTAGGAGCATCACATGAATCAGCCTAAGACACTTCAAGAAGCCATGATTTACTTTGCTGATAAACAGAACGCTCATGAGTTCATAGTTAGCCTCCGTTGGTCTGATGGGGTTATCTGCCCACACTGCGGAGGGCAGGAGCAGTGGTTTATCAAAACCCGTCTTATATGGCGCTGTAAGGCTTGCAGGAAGCAATTCTCTGTCAAGGTCGGTACGATCTTCGAGGATAGCGCCCTCGGGCTTGACAAGTGGCTCTGTGCAATTTGGATGATTGCCAATGCCAAGAACGGGATTAGCTCCTATGAAATCGGGCGCTCTCTCGGCATGACTCAGAAATCCGCGTGGTTTGTTCTTCATCGGATTAGATATGCCATGCAACAGGGTTCTCTTGAAAAACTCTCCGGCGAAGTCGAAGCCGATGAAACCTATAGGGTGAACCAATGACGTACATAAAATGCTCTGGTTGCAGTGAGCAAATCCTAGCCCCCGATGAATTTTACTTAGACGATGAAGGCTTTCCGATTCCGTTGACTGAACCATATTACTGTGATGCTTGCGACAGGGAAGCTGAGTCTGCTGTTGTTGCAAGCATGGGCGATGATTACGACGACGGGGGAGAGTGTTGCCCGCATTGCGGAAAAGATATTTACGACTGGTCTGATTTGGGCTGTGAATACTGTGACCGTCGTCATCCCAATTATGGAGTTTACCCATGAAAGATGGACCCATCCACATCCAAAATATCGGCGGAGGAACATTTGTGTCAAAGTCAGAGTTTGAGAAGTTCAAGGACATGGCTAAAACCGTTGTGAACACTCCAAAAGAGAAGAAACGAAAACCCAAAAAGCAACCGAAGAAAAAGCCGAAAAAGAAAGAGGGTAAATAGGCTTGTGCGTCAAGTATGTTGTTACCTAAATAAAGGATAGACCATGAGTAAGAAATTTGTATTGTCAAAGGAAGTCCAAAAATGGCTTGATGAGCGAGCCGCAACCGGTCATGCCCGCATGAATTTGTATACATGCAACACCTGCCGCGGTGAGGTCGTCACAATAGATACCGATGAAGGCGTGACGCCTTTTATGATTTCATGCCGTGCTACATCTGGATGCAAGGGCGTGATGCAGTCAAATTTCTACCATTGCGACCCTTCCCGCGTTGCTCAGTTTGAATGGTACAGACCCGAGACGATAAAAGGTCTTGACCAGTGGACCCAGGAGCACGTGAAGAAAGGCGGCTTGCTGCTTCGCCCTACGCCTGGGATAAATTCGGAGGTCGCGCACGACGCTTGATCGTAATAAATTACGCCTCCCGGACTTCGACTTGACGGTTCAGGAGTCCGGGAGGCGTTCTGAGGGGAGCGCTTATTTTGCAGGCCGCGATCCAGCCTATTGGGTCGCGGTCTTGCGTTACTCTTGCACTAAGCCTTTCCAGCCCTCTGCTAATCCGGTTTCGCCATCGTCGGTTTCGCCGTTCGTCATCCACTGCAAAGCACCGAGGGCGGCGTCACGGATATTCATATCTCGTTCGCCTTCATCCCATCGGTTATAAATTCCATCTTCGTCCATGCCGCGCTCAAGTACGTCGATCTGCGCCTGAACTGACGCGCGGTTGTCGTCGCCAAACGCTGAGTAGTGCCGAATCTTCGGCTTGAGTTCTTTCAACTGCTCAATTTCATTCTGAATCTGTTCAATTGTTGGTTTCATCGTTCTGCTTCTTTCTGTCGTCGTCCCGCTCATGGGGCGGCGGCGGTATGTTATCCAACCGGGAAGGCGTTCTCAGGCAGACCCAGCCTGAGCTGCAGCCCGATGTAAATCTGCGTTGTGGCGACGCTCTGATGCCCTAAAACGTCCTTGACCAGCATAATATCATGGGTAGCCTCGTATAGCAGTCTGCCATAGGAACGCCGGCAATCATGTGGATCCAGGTCGGGGATGCCGAGCAGGAGGCCGTATTTGCGGACGATCCGGAAAATACCATAGGCGGAGAGGCTCTCTCCCGGCTTGCCGGCTTTACTGATCCGCCGGGCGACGCGGTCCTCGGGCGCGCTGTGGGTCTCCGCCTGCCAGGCGCGGATGCGGGAGGCGAGCAGGGCGGAGATCGGGACCGTGCGGGTCTTGTCACCTTTGCCGCGGACGGCGAGGGTCTCGCACAGTTTCCCGTTGTAGGGGATCTTCGCCAGGGCGCCGAAGGTCAGGTTTTCGAGCTCTTCCCGGCGGAGGCCGGCGCCGAGCAGGACCGCCAGCACGATGTAATCCCGGCTGGATCTGGTGAGGGCGAGCAGGTTATTGACCTGGTCCTGGGAAAGCCAGTGCGGCTGTCTCTCGGCGTCGGGCTGGCTGACGGTGATCGCCGCGTTCATCGCCTCCACCTTCCACAAGAACGCCTGCACGGCCTCATGGTTGTGGAGACTGGCGCCGGCCTTGGCGCGGTTGACATAGTCGCGGGTGATGATGGCGAGAGCTGCCTTGAGATTGGAGCGACCCGAGGACGGCAGGCTGAAGGCGTAGTTTGCCAGGGCGGAGTAGTCGAAGGGGTCGATCTGCGCCGCCAGGAGCAGGGCAATCGCGGCTTTGTAGTGCCGGCGGGTGCCGGCTGCCAGGTCGGCGCGGTCGAGGGCGGAGTAGTCGAAGGCAGGGAGGGCGAGAGATGTATTCATTGGGGATGTTCCTTTGTTAGTTGAATGTAATCCTCGGAGGAGATTTTAGACACATTCTGGGAGAAGTCCTGCCACTCCATAAGGTGTTGCGCGCACATCCAATTTGAGCGGTGTGTACCGCCGCAAATAGAACAGACTCTTTTAGGGCAACCGTGACGAACGCGCGGGTCTTTGGGGTTGTAGCATTTTCCATGCCTGTGAGCCTGCCGGGTGTAGTACACCTCTCTCTCGAACATCTCTGCTTCGGTAGCCGAATCAGGGAGGGTTTCAAGTATTGAGAAGATGAAAACGCTCGGGCCGTACTTGTTCGCGTCCTGGCGGAGCTTGCTGTTGGTGTGCTTGTTCCTGTACAGCTCCACAAGGTGCGTATGGAGGCGGCTCTCTGTGTCGCGGGTGCTGCCGATGTACACCCAGCCGTTGACGGTGTTCACGATTTGGTAGATAGCCGTCGCTCTTGGCAGATTGATCGTGGGGTATTTGCTGGTCATTGTGTTTTACCTTTATAAGCCTTGCCGAAATTGCGCCAGTCGATGAAACTATCCGCGGCAGCTTTGTCGTAGAGAGTTGGATCGCCGGGCTTCGAGCCCTGATGGACAACAATGAAGGCGTGTGGATACCGGCGTCTCAGGTGATGGAAAGCGGTGCGGCTCTTGATGCCCAGACGCTTCATGATCTCGTTGCGGGTGCAGGTGGGAGGGATGGTCATAGTGTTGCGCCTCCACAGAGAGGCTTGCCGCAGTCGCAGCAGCCGACGAACAGGGAGCCGTCAGGATAGACATGGGAGAAGAGACGATCCGGTGAGTGTTTGCAGATTTCCTGAAAGGCGGATTGAAAGCGGCGGAACTGCGATTGGGTCATGATGTAAGCCTTCTCACGGTGAGAGAAGCGAGCTTTGACTCCATCGGCTATCACGTGGGCGGGAGTCTTCCAGCCGTCGGCTGACGGGATGGTAACGGCAACGCAGTTCTTTGCGTAGCGGGCGTCGTTGAAATTGTAGGCGGGTTGATCGTTCATGGGATGTTCCTTCCGGGTGGGGCGTTCTGGGTTATCCACCGAACATGTGGTAGAGCATCATGGCGGTGTCTGCGAGGAAGTAGCAGATCGCAAAACAGATGGCTAACATAATGATTTTCATGGCTTATTCTCCTTTGCGGGTGATATTTTGGGGGTACAATGGGATCGGCTTTACCTTTGCGGGTGAGCCGGCCCGTCCCTGTTGTCGCAGGGGCGGGCGTTTTGTACCATTCGGCTGTTAGGGTGCCGTCTTACTGTCCATAGTGTACCAAATATTAGTACACTTGTCAAGGGGTGGGGGTGCCAGTTTCGGGGGATTTCAAAACTGCAATGTCTCTCTGCATGATCGTGTAACCGTTCAGGGTATTTATTGCAATCGGGAATTGTGATAATATATGAGCAAATCAAAAAAAGCGGAACCGTCATTCGATGGTTTCCGCTTTTTGTTTTGGTGGAGCTATGGAAGAGACGCAAGAAGATCAGGCCAAGCCCAGAACAAGAATACTTGAGAATGGCGCGGTGTATGACATTGACAAAGGCAGGATCGTTGCCAACCCAGGCGGCGGCAAATATGCCATTACCGCCCAAAATTCCAGCGCGTACCATGCGCGCCGCCAGGAAATAAAACAGCAGAAGTTACTCGAGGGTGCAGCCAAGCACTTGCAAAAAGCATCCAAGAGTGTTGAGCTGCCATCCGACATGCAAGTAGTGGAGGCGATCGGTACCGCGGTCATGGAAAAAGCACTAGATCCTAAAAGTGTAAAGCAGGTGGACGCGGCCCGTTTCATCTTGCAAGAGTCAGGACTGGCAGAATCGCAGCAGCAGCCGGCCCAGCCAGGATCAGTACACGCACTGCTGGGAGCCGCTGTACTCGAATATATCAGGCGTCAAATCTCGTCTGTTTCGGAGATTGCCATATCCGCAACCAATAATACTGCGCATAGTAGTGCAGATAGCGAGGTGATTGACGTCTCCCCCACCAGTCAGGACCCGAATGGATAGCGCGCCTATGCTGGCATACGTGCCAGGCTATGAGCCACCCGAAGAGGAGGCACGCGTCACGCATCCATGCACACGCAAGCGCACCACTCACCCACCCATGGCAGGCCGTCCCAAAATTGAAAAACGTTTTCGTTCAAAAAAAATCGCACAGAAAAGAGCCCCCCACCGCAGGGGACACCTTGGAAAATTAATTAAGTATATATATATATCCCTGTGCGAGAATTTTTTCAGGTTTTGTAGGAATTTCAGTTCTAAAAAGAAAGGCAGGGACCCATGATAGGAAGTGTAGGCTTTGCAGTAACACCGCCGCGGATAGATCAAGGCGCGATGAGGGAGCCGCTTGTTCTCAAAAGAATGGTGGCGTTAGGCGCTTCTGTGGAACTTCTGGAAAAGAGTCTCGTGGAGTTGGAGAATCGGCTTTCGCCTGTATTGGCTCCAGAGGTGCCGATGCCGGCAGGGGGCAATGAGAAGGACGCAGTCCAGGAAATTTGTCCGATGGCAGACCAGTTGCAGGTGCAGACCAGGCACATCGATTGTATGAGGGCGGGAGTCGAGTTGCTGCTTTCGCGGCTCGAGGTGTAATGAATCACCTTTCGCTGATCGATTACCTGCAGATGGTTTTTGCTCAAACGGTTGTAACGGTGCTGATCGTAGGGATCGGCGTGATCGTCGTGAATCGCAAGGGCAAGCCTGAATTGGTGGAAGCCTTCACGCGGCTGCTCTGGAAGCTGGTGTTCCTGGTGTACGGTCTTCTGGTGCTGGGTCTGATGGTGATCTGTTTTCTGGATTGATATGATCGACGAACGACTTGCAGAACTCGAAGCTGAAATTCGCGCGGCGCTTCCGCCGGGCGTGAGTTTCGACGCGCTGGTCGAGCAGGTCAGGGATGTCTGGAAGGATGCTTCGCCGTCGGAGAAGGAACTGCTTGACCTGGCAGCGCGGGGACATGCGGCGCGGCAGTTCTCCCTGGACGGCTGGTGCAACTTCT